GGCATTGGTAGCCCGCAAGTTCTTTAGCTGGGTATTGGCCTGAATCTTGTAGTTCAGCGTGTCGTACTCGATTTTTAACAGATTGCGCTTAAATGCTGCTTCACCATATTCAACAGCCTTGTCTGCCCGCAGGCCAGCCATTCGCAAGGCTTCCTGCGCCTGAACTGCGTACCCAGCCTGCTGGTAATAACCTGCCGCTTGCTGGCTATAAGCTGCACCAATACCAGCTACAAGACCACTAACAGCAGCCACGCCCATTGCTTGGGTCGGCGTAAAGCCAGATGCCGCTGCCTCTGGCGCAGCGCCCGTTGGTGGCAATGGATTAAATTGGCCTATCATTTATGTCCCCTGATTCACAGCAACCTTGTACTCAAGACCCAGCAAAGTCATCTTGAGTGGCAAGGTTTGCGTAACTTCAATGACTGCTTCGCGGCTATAACCACGAATGCCATTTAGTCGCTTAATGCCAGTAAATGGCGTAATCGCAATGTCAAGCAATGGGTTATCCAAATTCTGAAACGGTACAGGCTGGTTGTTAATGTTCAGATGCTGCGACTGATTAACAATGACGTTGACCTCAACGATCCGCTTCTTAAATCCAACCCGTGTGCCAGACTGCAACTTAACTTCTACCGGCATGGTTTTTAGATACACAGTCATCGGCAAGCCGACTTCGTAACTTGTCGTACTAGCACGGTCAAAAGTCACTGAGCCAGCACCGCTAACAGTTTCATTCCCTTGTGGTACGCCATCACAGATAACATTTAGCGACTTACCAACGTGCGGCAGACTAGTAGCAGTGCTTGCGACACCACCAATAAAGGCACAGTCAGTAAAGCGATCATTGCTAAATAGTTCAACAAAGTACCGAGTTGTCCCATTAAAGACTCGTTTAACAACCGTATAAATTTCTGTGACATCAACGCTAACATCAAGGAATTCCCCGTCCGTGATAAATTCTGAAGGAGCCACAATCTGCTGAGAGCGCAATACTGAGTAAGCTGCCATTGAGCCATCAGTAGCGTTTATCAACAAAAGCAAATCACCCTCATCGGTAGAGGTCGCTCTACGCAAAGAAATGCGACTGGGGTTTTTAAGTAGATGCCCAGATAGCAACGATATCCTTTGTGATATATAAGTCAGTTGCGTATCGGAGAATAAGAATTCGTTAAGCGCCTTACCTTGCTTTTGTATAAACAGGGAGCCAGACTCTAGTGACTCGACCCGTGTGCCAACCTTTGTGCCATTGCGGCTGACCTGCTTAAATGTAAACGTCAGCGGAGTAATCGGGTCTGTGCCTTGCTGTGGAACGTAAAACTCGCCGCCCGTGGTGAAGACCTGCAAGTCGCGACCAGAGATAATGTCAACAATAATATTAAGCTGATTAGTATCAAGGGTAGCCTCAACAGCATCATCGTCCAAAAACTCAGACGGTTTAAAGTCAAAGAAGAGGGCCACCTTACTGCCCCAGATCGTAGACGGGCGTGACTTAGAGCCGCCGAAATAGAGCCGACCTTCATGGAACGATACACTGCGAGGCCAGCCTTTGCCAGATGACCAGACATCCTCATAACCCGTCTCCAGTTCCCAATCGCCAGAAGCGACAGCCGTAGTGTTAAAGAATGGAAATTCAGTAATGCCCTCAACTACCGTGCCACTAATGTATTTTGTAATTCTGATTCGGCCTTGTGGATTGACATTAATGTACTGGTTGACGTGAGTAGATGAGAACACGGACGAGCCAGCGGTCAACGTAATGTTGCCAGACACCGCCGATGGAGTCAGGGTTGCCGCTGGGTTGGTAAATGTTTGGGTAAATGCGTACTTAGGAATAGAGTCAAACGTAATCGTACTAGCCGTCCAAGTCGCATCTGTACCGCCACGCACAATCTTAATTGGCTGCAAATCTGGGTGGACAACGATCAATGTGTCAGCCGATTGCGTCCAGCACAACGATGACAGCATTGGGCCAGTAATGGCAGAAACCGTCAGGTAATTATTCGCCCCACCATTAATAGCGGTTATAACCGCACCATCTTTGATGACATACATCCTGCCAGCCACAAAGCACAGCATATAACTGTCATCTACCGAGAACTCAAAGGAGATCAGGCGAACGCCATTGGCTGCTGATGGCGTACTTGAGTTGGGCAACTCAAAGATATGCTTTGTGCCGGGACGGCGACGAGCGCCACCCTGCGGCTGGATGATGACGTTGGTAGCCTTTGCCAGCGCATTCTCATACTGCGGGATATCCACACGAGAGCGTAGCAGAGGGTCAAGTTCCCCAGTGCTAAAGTTCGTCTGGAAATCAATAAATCGTGGCATTAGTATCTCACTGCAACGAGTTCATAATCCTCAATAACTTGAGGCGGCTGGCCGTGCGAATCAATATTCATTGCTTGACGCATATACCCACCACGACCATTTTCAGATGGTGAGCCAACTGCGACACCTTGCCAATAGCCTGTCTTTGCTTCTTGCTCTGTAATCGGATATGCCAGATGCCAAGCCATCATATACTTTAGCAACTGCACAAAGTATTTCGGCATTGCAAACTCTGGGGTCTGGTAAGGATAGTCAATGTAGACATCCTCATAGTTCGTCAGCAGCTTATCGCCTTGGATCTCCCATTCCTTGACGGGTCTAGCGTAAGCTTGAGAAGTCTCAAAGACTGCACGAGGATTGCCGAGACGATCACCCGGCAACTGGTATTCATATTTCCACTCGCTAACCGGCGTAGTAATTAGCCTAGCTAAACGAGTTTTATTATATGCAAATGACCAAGGATAGACTGAAAGCGTCATATCCCGAACGTCAGGATACAGACGGTCACAAGAGTTTGCCTCGTCTGTTCCGTCGTTAAAAGACGAAATGGGTTTTGCGCCTAATAGGATCAGTGCGTCAGAACAGATAGCAACTGCTGTATCGCCTGCTGCCATAACAACCTCTCATGTAATAAGGGGCCACTACCAAATTCCTTCGGCAGCGGCCCCGGATGATCCTAACTAAACTTAGTCGGAATCAGTTGCTGTGATAGTCAGGCCATCAGTCACATCAACAACACCGGAGGCGTTGCTTGCGACATAAACAAGCGTCAGAGCTTGAGTACCGCCAGTCGAAGAACGAACCAGAATAACGTCACCAACATTCAGAATGCTGGCGATTGCGTTGAAGTAGCCGCTGGTGTTGATATCAGCGATAGCATCAGCAGTGGAGTAAGCATACAAAGACGGGGCATTGCCAGCCTTCGATGCGCCAATGGTCGCAAAACCAGTTGAAGAATAAGCCATGTCAGCCTCCTAAATTAAGATTCGCGGCAGACGATCTTGACGATACCTTCATCGTCAATCGCCACAGCACCAGCCGAGAACATCGAAGCGATCAGGAAGGAAGTCTTCTCTGGCACATAGTTGATCTCAGTTTTTGGAGCGATGCCTTCTGCCAGACCAACTGCGTCTTTATGGAATGCAAAGCAAGTACGGTCGTTTGAACCATCCTTAATCAAACCACCCTCAGTGCGATCACCCAGAACGTGGAAGGTGAAGCCCAAGAATGTGTTGATTTCGCCCTGAACCAGCGCCTTGACAGTGTTGAAGTCAGACGAGGTAACAGCAGTCTCAGACAACAGCGAAGCCAAAGAACTTGCATGGATGATGATGTGACGGCCATCCATAGGGACGTTGTTGGCATTCAGCGTCTGAGCAGCAGAGCGCAGCTTGGCAACGTTCATGTTGGTGTCAGAACCACCGATGTCGTTGCTAACCGAAGTTGCGCTCGATGCAGTCAGAGCATCCAGAATCAGTTGATCCTGACGACGACCGATTGCGTTCGACACAACCTTGACCAGCTCACGACGCTCATCAAAGTTGACCTTGGCTTGCATAAAGATGTCTGAATACTCAGCAGCGATGTAGTCGCTCAGAGTCGCGGTCACTTGCGAGTAGGTCACATTCAGAGGAGTAACGTCAGTCTGAGGGATACGGACTTGGGCAACACCCTTGCCGATCTTAGGGAATTTGTAAGTTGAACCTTCAACACCTGAACGGATACGGACAGCCGGACGGAGAACCGCCGAAGCCTGATAGGCTTGCTTAACTTCCGCATCAAACAGGGTTACAAAGGCTGTAGACAGATTAATAGCCATTTTGTTTACCTTTTGACAAAGTTATAAAGAGGTTTCTCGCTGTCGGTGAGCCGGTGATCCGGGCCGGTTGCTTGCAGTAGGATGCCAGCCAGTTGGGTACAACCATCTGAGGGTCGGTAATCTGATATGCCTCGGATACATATTGTAATCAGGTTTGTCTATTGCGCAAGTCTTTTTAATAGTTTTTTGCAAAAAAAACCCCCAGACCGGCTGGGGGCAAACTCCGTGGAGGAGTGGAGACTCCTATTTAACCATATCGTTTCTGGAATAGGCGTTCTAC